GTCCAACGCTCGCCCGGTTCCAATTCGATTTCGAAGCCACCAGCGCCATCACCGAAGTATTCGCTGTTGTTGTATTTACGCACGGCCAAACCGAGTTCGATATTCGCGTTTTTACCAATCACGAAATCGTCAGCCGGATTGCCTACGCCTGCCAGCATGTAATTGACGCCGCCGACTTCACGAACAAAAGTGGTTTCTGCTTTCGGCGTTTCGGTCAGTGGGGCATAAACGATTGCAGCCAGCGGGCCAGTTGCCGACCACGGGCCGAGGCAGATAAGAACATCACCGAAATAAAACGAAATGATCTTGCCGTCATTGCCTGCTTCGATTTGCGTCAGCACCGGAACTTCGGAAGAGCCGTAATGGGACGCAACGGTTTTGCGAAATGCGCCCGATTGTACAACCTCTTCCATTTCAGCTTCGGTCAGTTGAATGCGGCGGATCTTCGAGGGATCGCCTTTGTCCTGCAAGGCTTCAATAATCTCGGCCCATACGCCCGAGTAGTTCTGGACATTCATTAAAGAATTCCTTTATTGGTGGAAAACATGTGCAAAACATCTGCACGGAATACCTACCATTAAATTACCCTTTAAAGGCAGAAATATCTCGAATGATTTCGCGTGTTAGCCGATAGCCATCACGCAGAGTTGAGGCACCGAAGTAAACGACCAGCATTGCGGCCACACTGAATGCAATGCTGTGCCGATACATTTCGTGTTCCCGCATCCAGAACCAACCTGCCAGCGCTTTGTGCGACAGCAGTACAACCAACGCCACCATGATTGCCATAGACAGCGGAATAAACACCAGCGAGCAACGTAAAACGAAAAGACGCATTAAAAGAAATCCGGTAAGTTTGGTTCGCGTTTGAATAGGCGACACACCGCCCATTTGAGAGTGACAAGGCAAACAGAAACCATGAATGCCAAAAAGAACAATGGAATGATCGCCGCGACAGTGTAAGTGCCGAAAAGTTCAATGTAGCGATTGTCTGCCTGACGCCACAACGTCATAAGCAGAATGCCCGCATGACAGAAACCAATTGCGGCCAAGCTACTGCACAAGCAAGCAATCCAAATATAGAGCGCACGCATCAGGCCAATCCTTTTATGTTTTTATCCCACAAAAAACGGGATCTACCGCAAGGCAAATCCCGTTCGTTTTAGTTCAGTTCACAAACCAACCTGCAATAGCTGGTGTGTGCATCCTGCATGGTCGAGCCGTACCGGGCGTAGTAGCCCAGCCAGCTATACGCCATGAATTCGCCGTTGGTCAGGCAGCGAATGCGGACTTTATTTTTGCGAGCTTTGGTTTCGCGGTTATCGTGAGGCGCCATTATTCGATCCTTTCGAAGTCGTCAATCATGCCGTTAGGAACCGACAGGATTTCACCGTTCGGTCGATTGAAAATAACGTGTGTGCTGATCGAAACGTTCACCACCAAAACGTCATCGGTCGTTACGTTGTCCCACCACTCGTTTTCTTTCACACGCCATTTCGTACCGGCTTCGAAACCTTCCAGAAAAGGAGTCGTTTTCAGTTCCGTGATTTTCTCAGCAGACAGCGGGGCGCTGGTTGTGGCAGAAGAAACGGAAGAGGACGCAGAACCCCACGTCAACATTTCAATAACTTCACCGACCAGTTCCGCAGCGCCTTCAAACAAACCATCGAAATCGTCCATGGTGCCTCACAGCATTTTCGGAGAGACTGGAAACGACGCCTGATTCATGTATTTTCCTTTGCGATCCGCATAGGAAATTTCACACTCTTCGTCGGAGCCGAGGAACAGAATTTGTGCGCAGCCTTCGCCCGCATAAATCTTCGCAGGCAATGGCGTTGTGTTGGAAAATTCCAACGTCAACGAACCTTTCCATTCAGGTTCCAGCGGCGTGACGTTTACGATGATACCGCAACGGGCATACGTCGATTTGCCGAGGCAGATAACCAGCGTATCGCGGTCGATGTTGAATTGCTCAGGCGTGTTTGCCAGCGCGAAAGAATTCGGCGGAATGATGATCGCATCGCCGTCGTCTACGTGCTTGGATACAAAGTTCGCGTCGGTGAAGTTTTTCGGATCGACGACGGTGTTGTTGATGTTGGTGAAAATCTTGAATTCGTTACCGCAACGAATGTCGTAGCCGTAGGAACTTAGGCCGTAAGGAATGATGCTGCGAACAGAACGTTCACCGTCACCGTCGCCAATGGCCTTGTATTCGACAGACGAAATTTGTTTGTCAGAAAAAGGCGAAATCATCGGAGTGTGTTCGATGAAACGTTTGCTGATCACGCGCGAGCCTGTAGGAGGCAGGGCCAGCAAGTCGAAGGCACGGTGCGAACCAACCCACGCATAGAATTCACCGTTAACCAAAAACGCTTCACGCGTCGGCTGGCACATCCGCTTGATCCAGCGATCCGACTTAATTCCCGACATTTTCTTTTTCCTCTACCTGCTCAGTTTTTGGCAACAGCGCTTTGATGTGGACGCGGCCACCGATGAAATGCCAATCGACACGGACGCCAAGCGTCTGAGAAAAAGCCTGACAGATATGCTCTGCCGTGTGCTTTGGAATGTCGAAAAAGCCGACGCTGACGCCATGATCATATACTTCCTGATTGCATGGCGGTAATTCGTTGGAAGTTTCGTGCATAACGACCTCAGTTGGCAGTCACGGGATTGTTGATGTTTTGAATGGCGGCAAGAAATTTCTTCGTCACCAAACTGGAATACATTTTATCGGAATCGAGTGCGCACGCGGTGCCCTGCAATTCAGTCAGGAGGTTGGTCAGCAACTGAACCGACTGCGCATTTTGAAGCGCAATCTGGTTTGCTGCATAGCGCTGTGCGTGTCGCGCCACCATCTGAACCACGGCGTCACGCTGCAAATAATTCCCGGCGAATTGCCCGGAAAGAACCAGCGGAGTCATCGCGTTGCAAATATCGTCCAGCAAGGGATCAAACGGGCCACCGCCCGGAATTCCCGGTTCACCTTTATTCATTTCTCACCCGCTTTGCGCACGTGCATTATATCCAGTGCGTACAATGGTTCGATGCCGATAGCGCCATGCAAATAAACGCAGCTTACGCTATCGGCGTGTTCAAACTTTATGACCTGTATTCCTAGCTTATTTACAGTTTCTTCCACGTGGCTAGGTTGGTCGTGGTTGTCGATATAGACTTCGATCATTAGGTGAAGTTTCGGCTGCTTGTGTTGACGCCGGAAGTCGATGCGCTTCCAGTCTTCTTGGGTGCTGACGTGCCAGCCGGATTACCCGCTTCAGTGAGGAACGGACGGTACAAATAAAACAGTTCTGCGTATTTCTTCCCGCCCTTCACCATGATCGTTTTTCCGCCGACAACGTAACGCCCGGCGATATCGTTTGGTGTTGGTGCAGCCGGGCCTTTTGCGCCCGCGCCCTGTTGGTAATCAATCGACTGAAACGTTTGAATTTCCGTTGCAGTATCCGACAGGGCAATTACGCTTTCGCTGAACATGGAAAGCAGCCGAACGTTTTGGTAATAAGCGCGTTCGTATTTTTCGTGAATGTTGAAACCTTCGTCGGGGCCAGTGCCCGGATCGAGGCCGCTGTAGGTCACACGGGCGCCGCGTTCTTTTAACTCTGCTGCCACTTCCATATTCACCGGAACACCAGCAGCGCCCGGCGCCGTAATGTCCATGGATTCAATGGAGAATGTTCCGTTATCGTCCGAACCGAAATCGTGCCCGAACAATTTGTGTCCGTAGTTGATGTAGTGAGAAAACAGACCAGAATAACTTCGGTCTTTTGCTGCACGAACGTCAACCGATTTACCGCTGGCACCGGCACCGTCTTTGTTGTGAACCAATGTGTTTTTTGGTTCTTCTTTTAGGACTGCCATCAGGTCTTTATAAACCAGCGTGCCGTCCATGCGCACAATGCGCGCCATGCAACTTTCGTCGCTCATGTATCCACGCATCGCCACGTCTTCCGAAAACGACATGCGGGTCTGGCTCACGTTTAACCAAACCTGCGTGTCTTTCGGTGCGCCGGTCGGGCCTTCAAAACGCAGACCGGAACGTTCCGCAATTTGTTGCAGAACATTTGCAGTGTGTCCCTCGAAAGATTCCGTCATAGAACCTGCACCGAATTTAGGTGAATCGAGAATGCACGCGACGTGAATAACTTTACCGCTGGAGTTCCTTGGACGGCCCCAACCGAATACGCGAAATTTCATTTCCGGCGCAGTGTCGGCGGTTTTTCCCAAGCGAATAGAAATCGTGGTGCCTTCCTTGAGATTGAGGTCACGGCTCAAGGTTTCTTTTTCGTCGTACAGACTAAGTTTCATAGTCGGTAGACCCATACCGAAACCTTCCATGATCCAGATATTTTCGATCATGTTCATGGAAGGGGGCATGGGGCTTCCCGCAATATCCAGCGTGCAAAACGCCATGCCTTCAATGTTTAGGGACGCTTGAGCCATATCCTTTTTCTCTTTTGTTTACAGGGTTACGACGACGCTGGAATTAGCGCCCGTTTTCGCCCGTTGCAGGCGCGTACTCATTTCGTTGATATCTGGAATTTTGATCTTCGTATTTTCTACGATTTCCCAAATGTCCATGTACCCGTTGTAAATCATGATCGCTTTCCACCACTTCGCATTCCGGTACACGTTGTATGCGATCAGGGCAGGGTTGAATTGCTCTGTAGCATTTACAGTATATTGGCGATACGAAGTGGTGCCTTCGATTGCTTCGTAGGAGGGATCAAGCAGTGGGTCAACGCCGTATTCATCCACAATCACAAATTCACGCTGATCATAAACCGGCATACGTCACTTCCTTTAAAGCATGGTGAAGAATTTATCGAGGTCTTCTTTCGTGGTTGTCCAGAAAGCTTCGAACTCAACGTTAACAGTTGCCGCAATCGGGTTGCCCGCTTGGTCAAACTGCGAATCGAAAGTCGTGTGTACGCTGTTGATAATACACGGCGTAAATTTCAGAAACCTTCCGACGCGCAAAGTGATTTCGTCACCGCCCAATTGCACACCGCCCGAGAAGTCACCAGCCAGAAGCGCAGTGGTGTTACCCACGTGCGGCCCCGGCGCAACCAACGTACCCGCCGCACTTTCTGAAGGCGCGGCAAGTTGCGTCAGCTTTTTGATTTTATCAGTAACTTCGAAATAGGCGCTGTCGTGTGCAACGATCACAAACGGAATCGAAATGGTCATCGCAGAACCCGACGACCAAACCGAACCCGAAAGATATTTCATAATCGACGTTACGCCCGTGGACGCACGCAGCACGTCTTCTGCTGTACCTGCTGCGCCGCCCATGCCCGCTGAATCACCGGCAATCTGAGAAAGCGGTTTTGCAAACGGACGGTCGTAAGTAGAAGCCAAGGAAAAGCCGAAGTTTTCAGGCAACGGCGTATCCAGTGTCAGGTAGCTCGCCCCTTCGCGGCGCACGTCCAGTTGAATCGTGTAGATACTGGAAATTTCCGGTTTGGATCGTGAGCCGCTGGGGATTTTTGGGTTGTACGGATTTGCGATAATTCCCATTTAAACCATTCCCATATTTACGAACAAAAGTCCGAAGTCATCCATCATCGCCGGAACGTCGTCGATTTGGGGCATTTCGTTTTTCGCACCACCGCTACCGCCGCCACCAGAACCACCACCGCCCGCTGCTGCACCGGCACCGCCGTCAGCTTGAGGAACATCAGTGGAAGCAATCGAAACTTTTTGCACACCGTCAAAAGTATTTCTTTCAACAGATTCCGGTGCGGGAGTCGAGATTGCTTGTGCAGGTGCAGACATTGGCGAAATCGGAGTAGCACCCGCAGCTTTTGTAACTACTGGCGCATCGTTGTTGTAATACGTTGGACTCGCTGGCGACATTGCTGCCACTGGCGCATTCAACGAAGAAACACCGATTTGATCCGTGGAAGTTACGGCAGGCCCGGTGTATGTAACTTTTTGACCGCCCATTACTTTAGGACGTTCCGAATACGGCACGGTTTCCGCAGGCGGTTCATCACCACCGAAGAAACTACCGATTTTATCGGCTGCACCATTCACAAGTTTTCCGAAACTCGGCAGGCCCGAAGACAAGCGCGGAATTTGTGGCAAACCCGGAATACGCGAAAGCTCACGCAGACCCGGAACCTTGTTGAAAACGCCTTGTACTTTCGAATCAACGCCGCGCAATGCACCGTCAACGCCGGGCGCCATAGAACCGAAAGAACCGAGGCCATAAACGCTACCGATTTTCGTAATGGCTCCAGTTACCGCACGACCGGTTTGTGTTTGCGAAACAGGGCGCGCACGTTGGGAATATCCGGGCGAACCCGGCGAACCCATTGTTTGGCCCATTTGCCCGTGCTGCTGCGACCACGTAGGTTTTCCATTAGCACCGACAGCAGGTTTTCCGTTTGCACCCACACCCGGCACCGTAACTGGCGTGCCGTTCATCACGTTAACGGATGGCGGAATTGCTTCCGTTTTTATTTGGTGCGTTTCTGGATTTGTACCGCCCTCAGTAACTGGCGTATCACCCATCACGTTTACGGATGGCGGAATTGCTTCCGTTTTTATTTCGTGAGTTTCTGGCCCTTCCTCTTTTTCGTCTACCTCTTCCTCTTCTTCCTCTTCCTCAATTAATTCCTTGCTCCCGGCCACACCAGATTTAGCAACCGTACCGCCGCCAGCTTCGTCGGCGCCAGATGTTGTGGCTTTTCCACTGGCAGGTGTTGCACCTTTCGTGTTTTCTTCAGCGGAATTTGTCGCTACAGCAGCCGCTGCTTTATCCATTTCCTGTGCAGCGCCTTGCATCAATTGTGGTGCAACACCAGCAGCTTTCGTTTCTGGTGTACCGCCACCTTTACCGGCGCCGATCATTTCAACGTGCCAAGGCTCGTTGGAAAGTGGACGATGAAAACCGTATTTCTTGAACAGGCCTTTGCCTTCCATCGCAGATGCAGAATTGCGATCAATGTCGATTGCAAAACCAGATTCGTGTCGCGACGTACCGGGACGTGCAACGCGTTTGGTATTGCGACCGTATTTAATCCACAATTGTTCCTGTTCTGCACGGGTACGGAAAGCCGACGCAACTTTAACCTGCGTGCCGCCCTGATTCTGAACCCAATCGCCAACCATGGTAAAAAATGCTTGCTTGAATTTGCTATTCAAACCGGACATGTTTACCGAGTTGTCATTCGGGATCGTATTCTTTTGGCCGAGTGCATAAAGCGCACCGTCACCGGGACTAAGTTCTGCCGCAGCAGTACCGCCGCCCGCTTCGTCGCCTGCACCAGTTGTTGCACCGCCACCGCCAGAAGTCGGAGCCATAACGCCGACAGTGCCATTCGACGCAGCGCCTGTGCCAGTGCCGCCCGATGGTTGACCACCGTAAGCACCGATCATTTTCTGCGAATATTGCGCACCAATTCCGGAACCGTCTTTAGCCGCAGAACCCGGCCCGGCTTTTTCTTCGTTGAGCATTCCCAACAGCGCAGCTTTTTCAGTACCCGCACGTTTGTAAACGGCTTCCTGCGTTGCTTTGTCGCTGGAACGGAAACGAGTCGAAACCGTATTGGCCCGCGTTTCTTGGATATAGTCGATCAGTGTTGCATCGTCCATTTCCGCGATATCACGGTTGCCGAATGCATCACCCAAAACAGATTTACCGGTGGAAACACCGTACTGAACCGACACAGAATAAAGCGCTTCTTTCAAAGCACGCGAACGCTTATCTAGATCGACGCCGTATTGTTTGGTGAACCACTGCGCCAGCGGATCATAGTGCGATTTGGTTGTGAATTTTTGTTGCGCTTTATCGAAGTTTTCACCATCACGGCCAGCGACTTCTTTGTACTTCGCATCGAACTCTTTCGAGCCGGGCGCCAGTCCTCGGAAATCGTTGTAATACTGCTGACCTTCCTCAGAACGCAGGAACGCAGTCATGGTGCCAGCTTTCGAACTCAGCTGGTGTTTACCGTAGGAAACGCCGCCGTTGTCACCCTTGCCACTGGAAACGGTGCCGACGCCTTTTCCGCCAGATTCAAACGCAGCACTAACCGAACCGAAATCTTGATGGCGTGCTTTTTCGCCAATCATTTTTCCTTGTGCGGCGCGTCCGTCTTGGCGTGCAAAATTATCGCTTGGCGAATTGCCTTGATCGGGACGGAATTTATCTTGCAGCCAATCGTTACCCGACTGCCAGCCTTTGCGCATTGTACCCGCTTCGCTTTTTTCAAACGTTGCGTTATCGTACATTGCATCCATGGCTTTGCCGCCATAGTACGCAGTTGCCAGCGCCAGAATCGGCCCAAGCGCAGCAGCACCCATACCAGCAGCACGGCCACCAAAACCACCGAGGCCACCGGGCATTCCTGCACCGCCGCCCATACCCGGAACGCCACCGCCAATGCGTTGCAATTTCGGGCCGTTGCGTTTGAAGCGACCGAGTTTATCGCGTTCCTGTTTCGACGCACGTTCGCGCTGCTGTTCACGACGCTTTTCACGGATATCATCCATGATTGTGCGACGGCGTTCCTGCGCAGCCAATTGTTTGTCATTTACGCGGCTGAATTCGCCTTCGTAAGTGTTGCCCTGAATTTTCGGCTCAGGTTTGGTCGCTTGCTTCTGCATGAATTCAGAAAGGCGCGTGATTACATCCGACACGTCTTGAAGGGCGCCCAACTGATCCTGCATCAAACCGGATTGTTGTTGCAGCAAATTCGATTGTTTATTCGACGCCATTACCTGCGTGCGGATAACTTGCGTTTGTCCGTCGATGGCATCGGCGTTCGAACGATCCTGCGATTGATTCGGTTGCGTGCGAACCGCAGGAACATTCGATTTATTTTGCTGATTTTGTTTCTGATCAGCGCGACCGGTGCGTGCGTAGGAATGGCGTTTCTGCCCCGACAATTTCACGTCATCATCTTGCGCAACGTGAGAGTGCTGCATCAGTCGCGGTTTGGTTTCAGTCCGACGCTTTGGCCCAACTTCGCGTTCGTTCTTTTCTGTCGCGTGTTTATCGACAATTTCGTTTAATTGGTCTAGAGCAGCCATGCGGTTTTACCTTCTTCTGGTGCCCATCACAGGTTTACCACCGTTCTGTTGTGCTTTTGCTTTTTGTTCCGCTTCGCGCCGGTCAGCAGCCAAAGTGGAATGGTGATAGAGGAACATACGCACCGGCATATTCATATCAGGCATAACCCCGAATTGCGACATGAGGTTGTAGCACATTACATAAACGTCTTTGTCGGAATTATCCGCAAAGAAGCTCAGCATTGATGGACTCGATTCGTGGAACATTACGTGGTTGCATTGACCGCAACGCAGCCGCACTTTTTCCGTGACGCCGTGAAACCATTTCGTTTTTACTTTCTCGATTTCTTGAAAGAGTTCCATGTCCGGCTGTGCCATCAGATAGGCCAGCTTTGCCCGGTACGTTTTACCCTGTTTGACCCAACGCGCAATGTCGCCCACATATTTGTAATGCGGGAAATCTGAAACGTGTTCGTAGTAGTCGGTCAGGGTGCCCACGCGAGGCAAAGAAATCTTCGGATGAATAAGACGGTTATTGTCGTCGTCCAAAGTGTTCAGCTTGATTTCGGTTTGTGGAACAATTTCAGACTGCGTGAAGCCGCACGGTTGCAGCTTAAACCCCAACCGTTTTGCATCCTTGGCCGTCACACCGAAACCGATATTGTTTTTGCTGTTCACGTACACCATGTTGTTGCAGGTGTATTGCGCACGAACAGGAAAATCAGGGAAAGAACTTTTGCGCAGACGGGCCATGATGTACATGAAATCGCCGTCTGTTAATTCGTTTACGTCGATGTTGCAGCACATTTGCACCGCACGGATAATGTGCTGGTGGGGCCGCGTCTTCGCCGTCATACCAGTGTGCAGCAGCGGCAATTCTTTCAGGACAAATTGCCGCAAATAAATGCGATCAAAACTATAGAAGTCATCCAGCGCGGGGTTGCCAGTCAGTAAGTCCCCGACTTCAATAGAGAGAGCGTCCAGATCGTCGCTCATTACACGAAGAACGAATGTGCATCGACCGTTACATCGAACGCGTGTTCACGTGCGCATTTCTTGCACTTTTTGTGAATGCGTTGCAGCACGCCGTGGTCAAACTGGAAATGTGCGCGGCTGGCTTTATCGAACAAATCCATGTCGATATTGTCGAGTGAGTTCAAACGTTCGTGCAGAGTTTTGCCTTCGCGCAAATAACGCACGGGGCCAATCACTTTCTGATTACGCACGTCGGCCCCAAGTTCCTTGTAGGCCACCAGATCGCGCACGCGTGGGTAATCCAGCGCCGGATCGAGTTCGGATTCATCCATATATTTCAGGGTGAATTCTTCGAACGAAACGGTTTGGTTATTGTATTCGTCGCAGTCGTGTTCGATCCAGCTGATCTTGCTCGGATCTTCCATGTGCGCTTCGGCTTCCGTGCCACGCGCTTCGAAGTATTGCTCGGTCATGCTGTCGATTTCTTCCATCGTGTACAGCTTGCCGCTTTCGTCGCCTTCGCGAGTGAAAACAATACCGGTGCATTCCCATTCACAAAAGATCGGGAGGTCACGCGAATAAAAACGCAGCCACGCCAAGATGTAATAAAAATCACCATCGGTCAGCTGGTTTACATCGAAGTCCATAACCTGCCCAACAGCTTCGATCATCGGCTTATCGTTTTGGGTCAGGATCGCTTCGGAAAGAAACGGCAAATGACGTGGACGAAAAGGATTGACCTCAATTGTTTTGACAGCGTAAGGAATCCCACGGGACGGCAGATTAGAACTATCGAATTTCATTCGTATGTCACCCTATCAATTGCAAAGTTTTGTTGAATCTTGATTGCTTGACCGCCGTTGTTCACTAAGCCTATGGGGCTTGTGGTGGTAGGCCAAACGTCTTCCAGCGTTACAGTCATGATCGGCGTGTCTGTCGTGCGCCCATCAGTCAGAGCAAATTTCATGTTGCGTTTGTAATTCCCCGGCAGGTAATAATAACCTTCCGTTGGATGCATTACACGATTGCGCCAGTCGTCCACGTATTTAAAACTGCGCATCGAAACGTCTTCGTAAAAAGTAATGTCGAATGCACCCAATTCACGAAAGCCGGGATATTGCGCAAAACGACCAGCCATGAAAACTGGTTTCATGTTGATCGACGGAACTGGCAGCGTTACCGTTTCGACATACGACGGATCGAGGTCGAAAGGCAGTTCAACGCAGTACCAATAAAAATCCAGCATCGGGCTTCTGTCGCCCGAACGTTTTTCTATAAATTCTTCGAGCGTAAGGATCGGCATTTTCAGACTCCACACAAGCGAAAAAAGCCCAATGGAAAAAATCCACCGGGCTTTTCGCGAATCAGATAATGCGCTCTACATAGCCATAGGCGAAGGTCGCATCCTGACGCAATGCTTGACCACCCGCACCTTCAAAGGCGTATTCGGAAATTTCGGTCGGGAACATCCGGTGAATATTCCACGCCGCCGCATCCGCACCAGTCTGGTCGAAAACAGTCAGTTGCGCGGTACGCATGTACGCATCGTGGAAACCACCGGTTTGCGTTTGCGTTGCGCGACCAACAGCCGCCCAGTCTTTCAGAGCCTGATAAGTGCGCGCATCGTAAACTTCGTGCAGCGCCACGGTCATGCTATGGCTGAAGGTTTTACGTGCAGCAAAAATCAGTTTGTGGCCGAACAATTCGACCTCAACAGTTTGCAGACTGGCGCCGGGCAGGGAAGCACCCAAGCACTGAATCCGCAATTGACGACCGTCGCCACCGCCCGGAATGTCAGTGAACAAAAGTTCAAAGTTGTCATTCAGCATCGGGTCGAGCAGGCTATACGCTTCGTCCAACGTTACTTTAGGCATAAATCACCTTTTTTCCATGTTGGATAATTAAGCCGCGATTTGTTCCACGGCGGTACTGAGTTGGCCGGTAGCCGCAACGGTCGTGGTGAATTTAATCCGCTTCGCATAACGAGTCGGCTGAATCACGTAAACCAGTGCAACGTCACCGTTTGCAATCTGCGATTTCGGGTTGGTATTCTTGTCGCAATACACCGCCGAGTAATACAAACCGCGTTGGCCTTTGATCGGCGTCAGGATGCGTTCCACAATGCCTTTCAACTGCGCCCACAGGAATTCATCGTTCGGATCGAACAGGCCGACCAGAACATCATATTTCGCAGTGGTTTCGATCAAGTTGATCAGACGACGAACCGGAACATCTTGCAGCGCAGATTTTTGCGATTGCAAAGTCTGTGCGCCCCACACGCAATAACCGTAACCGGCTTGCTTGTGGATCATGTTGATTTGGTTTTGGTCGAGGATGTTCCGCTCAGGCAGCGAGTAACGGTGACGCGTGCCGCTGATTTCGGTAATCACACCACGAACAACACCAGCCGGTGCCCAAAACACATCCCGAGCTTCGTCAGACTGTGCGAACACAGCAGCGACAGCACCGGAACACGGCACGTAGACTTCTTGGTTGTCGTCGGTAACTTCCAGAATATCCGAGCAATAAAGCGCGGCGAAACTGGTGTTCGTGTTCAGAACGTTACGGCGGTAATTAACCGCACGCGTTACCGTTTGTTGATCGGATGGAATATCCAGAATCGCGAAACAATCCCGGCGAGTTTCCGCCAGCTGAATCATTTCTTGATGGATACCAGCGTCGGCGTAACCGGCGTTGATCAGCAAACGAATTTCGAAATCATCTTCGTTTTCGAATGCGCCCCAACCTTCGATGATATCGCCAGTGTTTGCCACACGACCGTTATCGCCGTAGGACAAATCGACTTCCACGATTGCGTTGATCAACCGTTTTGCGCCGCCCGAATTGATGTACTCAGGATGGTTCACGTTCGGTTTAAAACGAATGCGCGATTCGAGGTTTTCCAACTGGTACGCGATGCTCAGTTGACGACGTTGGCCGTCCACTTTTTCACGCAGAGTGCCACGGTAGGTTTCGACCGGGACGCTCATGTTGGTTTCGAAAACTTGCAAAACAAATTGCTCGTTGTCGATATCGTTCACGTCCGGATACATCAAGACGCGAAGCTGGTTGTTCCACGTGCCGGGATCGGCGCCGTAAATAAAACCGATTTCATCAGGCAGTTGATTGTGTTCGGTTGCCGGATCGAGATAGCCTTGCGTTGCCGCTTTGGCAGTCGCAAAACCGTCTTTCGTAACAACAGAACCGGAACCATAATTGGCTTCGGTATCAACGCGATAAAACCAAAGACGCTGCGCTTTTTTCAGGAAGCGTTCAGCGGCGAAATGGCCGAAGGTAAGCGATGCATCACGCAAGCCAAATTTGGCTCGGAAATCACCCACGCTAGTAACAAGCGTCGGTACTCCAACACGTCCGCGATTGGATTCACTTACCATGGCCCCCGTGGTCGGGTAGGTAGACGATGCGGATTGCGAGTTATCCACTTCACCGCCATACACACCCGCCGACGTATTACTGCCGTTTTGTAGGGTCATGGACTTTCTCCAGTAATCTCCCAAATCGTTTCGGGATTACTATTAAATTACGCTTTAATCAAAGTGCAGCGAACGACATTTTCAGACGTAAGCTTGATGGTTCCGGCAAAAGATCCATTCAAAAAGAATTGACCATTTACCGTCATTTTAACCGGTGCGCTTTGAACGCCCGCATCCGGATCTTGTGTATCGGGTGCCGGACATTCCGCCATTGGTGGGCGAATCAATTCCAGCGTTTTCGTTACCGGTGTAATGCCCTGCGTATATTCGATTACAACAGGCTGGCCCGGCAGTCCGATGTGATGGAACGTCGGAAAATCAATGCCGTATTTGCCGCTGTAATTGAATTGCAATTCATTCAACGGATAGGTAAAAACTGCACCGGTGAATTGATTGCGGAACACTACGTTTTTCTGGCCGCGTGCGCTGTTGTCCGTGATTACCACAGAGAACGGCTGCGTGATATCGACTTGCGTTACGGATTCGATTACAGCAGGTGGCGCAGGACTCACGGTTACATCAACAGAAATTTCCTGCAATTGACCGTAAATATCTTTGCCGAATGTCGTGACGCGAATCACGTCGTTGTCATTCACTGCGAGCGCGGTATCACCGTCGTCGAAAGTTAATTCGATTGGAACGAATGCACTGTGCAGAACTTGCTTTGTCGAACCGCTGCGCACGTTGGTGATTTGCGCATAAGGCTGTTGCGGATTACGCACCTTGAAATTCAGGAAACCACCAAACACAACGGTGGCCGGAACTTCAATCGTGGTCGGTTCGAAATCCAGCGTCACAACCTGATCTTTCGTAATCACCCGCGATTTACCGGTGGCGTCGAATTGCTCTTCGTAAGTGAATCGCAAAATGTCGTCTTTGCGGCAGAACATCATGCCGTCGAAATCAACACCGGTTGCATCATTGTTTTGCGTCTGCAAAAAGCTTTCGTAAACGCCCTGCGAACTACGGATCAGCGACACTTCCTCAGTTTCACCAGTCCGCATATTCTGCACGGAAATAGTGATTGGAGCCGTGGTGAAAATGTCGGGGTCGGTGACTTTGCAGGTCACGAAACGGCTGGCGTTTGCCACACCGATTTCAATCGTCGCGTCGAAAAAGATTTGCTCGGATCGTACTTCAGGTTCAGGAATCAAACCGAAGGCCACCATTTCAATCTGGATCGGATGCGGACACTGAATAGAAAGAATGTTATGCACATCCTTAATTGTGTACGGATTATCAGGGCCGATCGTGATATCTTTTTGCTCCAATGTTGCTTCCGTTACTTTGGTTGCAACACTGAATGCGTTAATGCCTGTGCGCCGGGTATTATCCACCAGAAACTGGCGCGTTTCTGTCACGACGGTGCGTGCTGGTGGCTTGTATATTTGAATCGGTTTCATACGTCACCCGCCGTTTGAAGAATGGAGATTTCTTCGTCAGTAACATTGCCGTCAGGATTAACCACGACAGCATTGAAAGTGACTTCCCCGCGATTGTTGATCTTGGAGATTTGTTTCTCGACGCCCGTCCACGTATTGGAAGTACACGAAAAAGTCAGATCGAAACCTTCAGGGTCAACTTCGTTTTCTTTGTCGGCCCGTGGGATTGCGATTTCTTTTGTGTCCATCACAATATCGACAAAGCTACTGGCCTTGCCGCTGGTGATACGCACGTTGAGGGCCTTGGAATCAATGAGAATCAGGGCCTCCCCGATAAAGCGAATTGCGTCCACGTAATCGTTGGTGATGTAGTGGAATTCGTAGCGAAGTTGGATAGGGAAATAATGCAGTCTGGTGATTTGGCTATTGCTGCCATCCAGAACATCCCCGACGCCGCGACGACGAATCGTAGGCGACAACAAATGCGCTTCAGTTTTTGCGATGCTGTTCACGCTCACGTATGCATACGGAAACGACGGTTCCATTTTGGAACGCAGAAGTTGCTTTACATCGTTGTTGTGAACGAACGGCAAATCTTGAAGCTTAAAATATCTTTTGAACGATGCGCGAATTGCAGCAAACGACGTGAACAAGTGCGTCTGCTTGAAACTCTGATTGCCCAGTAGGTCACGACTTTTTAATGCGTCACGCAACTTTTCACGGGCTGGCGTATCAGTCATTTTTTCTGCCTCCAAAAACAAAAAAGGCCGTCGTGATTTCTCACAGCGGCCTTTTCGTTACAGCGGTATCCTGATACGGCCCGGAATTAGCGGTTGCATCGCTTGGGCTGGCGCTCGAATTACCAACGATTCATCATCGTAGGGTTCGAGGTCAACCGAAGCAAAAGCCGATAGTTGTGGATCGAGGATGATTGTTTCGCCCTCTTCCAAATACTGCTTTTGTGCGTAGACAGCGGACGCCATCGACATAATCTGCCGAAGCGCCACGCTATCAGTTCCATGCAACGAAGGGTTGATGGAATTTTCCGAATTTGGAGCAGTACCGAATTTAGTAACGGTTGGTGAAGTTTCTTCAACGTAATCGACAAAACTGTCGAGTCCATCGACTTGCCCTTCGTTACCACCTTCAGCAAGCGGAACCGTCGAGCATTGATTCTGTACCGGGGCGCAGGTCAATGCAGGAAGTAGCGAACTGTTCAGGATCGAAGAAAATTCATCGCAATTGCAAATCTGTTTAAGCACCTGCACTGCCAATTCGTCTCTTCCGTTTTTGCAACACAATGCCGCAAGTGAAAAAAGAGCCTGAATGTCCATCTTTTAATCTCCAGAAGAATCTGACGCCGGTTGAAATTTAAAGGGGCGCTCCTTTTTACTTCAACCGACGCGGAGATTAATTAACGAACCAGACGCTTACCTTTCACGACGGAACGGTTGTTGGCGAGAACGAACGAGAACGCTTCGGACAGCATCCAGCCTTTAGCGGTCGAACCTTCGTGCGCGTAGTCAACCGGACGGGATTGAATACCGCCGCGAGTCGAGTAGGCAGCGTGGTGTTCAGGGCTGGCAACAACGTAGATTTCGCCACGTTCCAGAACCTTTTGGTTCGGTGCGCGGAAACCATCGGTCAGCAGTTGCAGACCAACCAGCGTACCCAGCTGGCCGTTCAGAGCCAAGTCGTACTTGGTGATCGGATCGAGCATGGTTGCGAAATCGTTCGAACCGATGATATCCGACCAGTAGTCGTTGGAAATGATCGCGGTAGTTGCTGGCAGGTTCCAGTCGGTTACAGCGGTGCGCAGACGACCGAGGTTTTTGGTGGTCAGTTCGCCAGCGATGTATTCGATTGGGTTCATCATGCCAACGGTTGCGTCAGCAGCGATTTTCCACAGACGGTCTTCTTGAACCATCATGCTTTGCAGCGCGTCGTTGTAAGCGTGTTCCAGCAGATCGCCCGAAACCTGTTCCATGTCCAGCGCGTTTACGCGAACGTTGGCGATGATTTCGAATTCGGCAGGCAGGAATTGACGAGCGCGAATGTTCTGGTAGCCGACGCCAGCAGGGCCGGTGGCAACAACTGCCATCGAATCGTGCGGAGGCATTGGAACGCGTTGAACTTCGCCCTGACGCAGAGTGTTACCTTGCGAAAGTTTACGCAGGAAACCGTCACGCTCGGATTGCTCGTAAACCTGTTGCGCGATGTTCGCGCCCAGTGCTTGCCAGTTTTCGTCGGAAGCCATTGCTTCGCGCATGATTTCGCGACGTTGTTCGCGTTGTTCTTTGCTCGAAGCGGTGGCGATTTGTTGTTCAGGAACAACGATGCCCTTTTGCACGGCGTCCATCAGACGACCGATTTGTTGGGCGAGGTCTTTGCTGTCGGAGGCGTTGAATTCGCCAGTGGCGGAACTCAGAGCCAGCGAACCACCTTTCGAATAGCGCAGTTCGTCGAGCGGGGAACCGTCACGCAGAACCATCCGTGCGCCTTGAATTTTGTTTGGGGTGAACATATGTTATTTCTCCAAGAATTTTTCGAACGGTTCGCGATTAAGCGTTGGTGATTTTGACGACCAGCGGGCCGTAGGAAGCTGCGTCTTGTACTGGGGTTTGCAGAACCAGAACAGTGTTCACGGTTTCGCCGGGGCCGGAAGTGGTGAACTTGCCGTCAACGCCCAGTTTCGGACGCAGAGCGGTAGACCAGTCGGCGGCAGCGTCGTAGAAAGTGGTAGCGACTTGTTCAGCGCGGGTCAGGACGGCAATGCGGCCCAGTTCCGAACTCGACAGGCCACCGATTGGCGCATCACCGCGAATGGTTTTGGCTTCGGAAACGGTCGGTTCGTACATCATTTGCACGAACAATTCTTTGCCGGTATCGCCCGGAACAGCAGCAGCGCCGCCATCGACGGCAGGAGTGCCGGTGAAGAAATACAGTTTGGTGCCGACGCTTTGCACTTTGCCTTCAACAGGCGCAGCAGCGGAAATTTCCAGAGTTTCGCCGCCGACTTTAACCAGCATTTGGCCGTTCAGTGGCAGGCGACCGAGGTCAACAACGCCGCTTTCCGGAACGATGGTGTCTGCAACGATTTTCGGCAGGAACGAAGGCGGGGTATTACGGTTAACCGAAATACCGGCGAAGATTTCGCCAACAACGCCTTGCGAAGGACGTACATAAGTACGGCCATTTACTTTCGAGAAAACGAGCGCTTGGCCGTCTTCACGCAGGTCGAGGCCGGGTTCAACGTCGCGGAATTCGGTGTTGAATGCGCGAGTGTATTTATCAACGATCATTGGGAGTTTCTCCGTTATCAGAACAGTTTCAAGCCGGTCAGCTTGGTTTTGAAATCAGTTTGCGGTTGCTGTGCCGAAGCGGTTGCGACCACGTTTTCTTGTTGCACTTGCGCTGGAGTTTGCACCGGGCGACCGACCGAAAGCGAAGACGCGGTAGCCACGTTTTTCGGTTCGATTTGAGTCACGGCAACTGCCATCTGGTTTTGAACGACTTGTTCGAAGTTCATGATTTCGCCAGCCTTCGCCAAAATCGACGCATGGTATTCAGGCGAATGTTCGATGAACGCACGTTGCAGAAGTTCTTCAGCACCGGACAGACCAACAGCTTCCAGACTGGAAGCGAGCGCGGTCACAATCGGGTTGTTCAGGTCACGGAAATAACCGGTGTTAATACCGTGTGCAGCCGTCGCCAGAGCGGATTCGTAGCGGGTTGCGAGTTCCGATTTATCGCGTGCGGTTGCTTCAGCCAGCACGTTACCCTGTTCGGTAACTTGCGATTTGATTTGTTCCGCAACAACCTGTTCGATTTGCAGAACCGGTTTGATTTCTTCGAAACGCAGTTGTTGCAGCGCAGCAGGCACGCCCTGTTCGCTGGCAATTGCTTTGAAAGCACGGCCAATTGCTGGATCAGCAAAAGTAGCCGGATTTTCCGAAGCAGAAGCGATTGCTTTTGCGAAAGGAATACCGTTGTGGAATGCCATCCACGTAGGTTCGCCTTGGACGTTACCTACATAATTAACATCAACAGTATTTTCCTTCATGTCCGTAGACGCGATGGAAACGAACGATGCGGTTACTTCAACCGGGGCCACAACTTCAGGCGTAGCGGCCACAACAGGTGCGGCGGCAGCGGCTGGTTGTTCACCAGTGTTTTCTGCGTTGTTTTCAGCATTTGCAACGGCGGCATTTTGCTCGGCCAATTGCTCAGCTTCGGTTTTCGCGCTTGCGGTAGCCATTTCAGGTTTTACCTTTTTACGAACGCCGCCTTTTTTCTTGCCTTTCGAAGCAGCGAGGCCCAAAGAAAGATCGTCGTCATCGTCTTCTTCTTCCTCTTCTTCCTCTTCTTCCTCGTCGTCTGGATCTTCTTCCTCTTCCTCTTCTTCCTCGAATTCTTCGTCGTCTTCTTCCTCTTCTTCGTCTTCGTCATCCGAAGCTTTGGCGAGGAAATCGGCGGACGCCACAGCTTTTTGCTCGGCGCTCATGTCGTCTTCCGGATCAACCAGACCCATGTTGGTCACGGGGCAGAAAATCGGAGATTGGTTGCTGGCGACGATATGCATTTCCGGGCCTTCGTCAGAAGCAGTAACCAGATAATGCACTTTCATTTTGCCGTCTTCGGTGGCAGCGGATGCCACGGCGAGTTGTGGTACATAACCTTCAACTTTTTCCGCTTCGATATTCTTGTAAATGTCGAAGTTGATTGGTTGGTTGGAAATGACCATAACGTCATCGCATTTCGCGGCAAAAGTTTCGCCTTCGCCACTTGCCAGAGCGCGGAATGCTTCAACAGCAGAAACGCGATCAGTGGCAACTGCGAGCAGCAATTCTTTTGGTTGGTTGTTCTTTTTCAAGTCAGCGTCTTCCATTTGGGGGAGGTCGGAAGCGCAAGCCGGGCATTTATCCAACAGTTCGAGACTGTCGGTGATAACGTGTGCGCCGCAACCGCTGGAGCAGGCTTGATAGAACGCGTCCATATCCTCTTCAGTGTTCGAGGCTACGGCCACCATTTCATGCTTTTCGTCTTCCGGAACGGCAACCATTTCTTCACCGTTCAACGGGTTCAGAAGTTGCAAATCGGATTGGGCGGTAGCAATGGCGAACGCGCCATCTTTACTTTCCAAAACGCGATAAGTACCCGAAGCGACAGCGCTGAAAAGTTCCACTGCTTGCTCTTGGTTATCAGCCATAACGACGATGCCGCGCAGGCGCGAATTTCGTTTCGACATGGTTCACTCCATTTAAGAGTTTGTGGGTTTTTATACCTCACGTTTAAAAATTACAAAGTTCAGAAAACTTCAGAGTAGTTTCAACAGCAGCCCACGAACCTTACGGCAAATCGCTTGCACCGAATCGTGCGCGGTAAACCCTTCGTATTTCGTGTGTTCGCCATTAATATCCGTTTCACCCTCGTAATGCCAATTCGTTTCTTCAAGGGTGAATTGAATGCTACCCGTACCCATATCAGAAACAAAATCAACGCGAGCGCTGTGATGCGGTTTGCCGTTGCCTACGTTATCGTACTTGATATCGCATTTAATCAGACCCTTTCGGATTTCCTGAATGTTGTGCAATTGGTGTTTCAAGCTGCGAAGATCGAAGGTTTTCGGCTGGTGCATATCAGACAATGGCGAGGCTGCTAACGCGATAAATACTTCCATTAGCAGGCTCCTTGATGCTACATGTTTAAATTACCCCGAACAGAAATTTTGGACAAAAAAAAGCCCACACAGGCGGGGGAACCTGTATGGGCTAAATGCTGTGACATAAAGAGATACAACAAGCCTACCCTCGTAGACTATTAATAAATTAGTGACGTTTTTCAGATGTGTTTCAATGCGTATTCAAACGATTCAATTGCCGCCAATTCATGCACGGTTACTTCACCTTTCGAACGCCGAGGGTTTCCACACATCGCGCAGTTTGATTGCCCGCAATTGAATGCATTCCGTTTATTCCATTTGTTCGATGGTTTAATACGGCTATCACGTTGCGGGTAATGGTTCCAATCAGCTACACGTTTCTTAATCACGCGTGCATCGTGGAACCGCTGCAATTGCTTCTGTTCTTTGTTTGAAGACATTCGTTTAATCTACATTCGGCCCACCCCGGAATGGAATGGGCTATCGCATGTAGATCATTGAACGTTTACCAGCCGGTTGACCAATCGTCACGATCATCATCCTTTGGCGGATCTTGATTTTTCGTTTTGGAATCACGCGGTGATTCTTCGTAGGTTTTCATTTAAACAGCTTTCGGATCGAGAATAATATCCCCGATTGCGGAAACGTAAGACGGATCACCGAAGCCCTGTTTGTAACCGTCTTGGCCGTGGCGACCACCGACGTTTTCCAGCAGCGACAATTCGAAACCGGTGATATTCATGCAACGACGATAAGCCAAACGACCATCAGTCAATTGATACGTCGGTTTGCCGGGGCGCGTATGGGAACACGGACTGCCAATCCCTTTACCGGCAATATGCCCGCAAACGGAACAGACATACGCGCTGTACATCATGCCCATGGAATACGTGTTCAATTCGCGCTTTAAAACACGCGCACAACGAACCTGATCACGCGTGCGGTCGAGTGCCGCTAGCATTACCAGTTTCTGAATGTTTTTGAACTTCGTCGGGCGCATAAACGTACCGAAAATCAGACCACGAACCCATTCAGGTTTGTGCTGGTGTTCGATATACATCGGTCGGCCTTCCCACGTTTTATAAGCCATGCGGGCGCACGGTTCATTCCACGCGGTGAATTGTTTCAGGTCTACCGAATCCCCGTTGGTATTGGGAATGCGCGTAACCATTGCAGGCACAGTGACCAGAATGTAATCGTTAATATTGCGCGAAAGATTGTGATATTCCGCAGCACGTTGCAGCCACGTATTCGCTTCCAGTGTTTCCGCTTCACCAGTGCCCGAAATAGCGGCGCTGATTGGCAATTGACCGGATTCGTTCAGGCGTGCGCCGTTGAGTTCCACCGTGGAAATCGGCGTGCCGAGATTAAACCCGACCGCCATATTCCCAAGATCATTTCCGTATTGATCAACAATCATTTTTTCTGGCCTCCAGTGTAATGATCGCGCACCCACTGGCGGGCGTCTGCAATTGCCAGTTTATTTGGATTATTCAGACTCAATAATCCTTCGTCACTTTGCGCCACATGCACGTTTGGATTTTCTTCATCCAGTTCATGATCGTGGTCGAAAGGATCGAATTGTTTGTGGTGGATTTTTGCAGTCCACATTGCGGTTTGGTGCGAACGGTTTGCGCTTTCGTCGGGCACAGCGGCAAGGGTTGCAATGCGTTTATCGCCATCGCAAACCCAAACCTTCGTGCGCTCATGCATGGGCAAATGACGTTCGTCAGGATCACTCAAAAACGTGAGCATTTATTGCCTCCTAAAGAACGGTACGGTAATCGAAATCACCGTCGTAACGAATGTAGAAATTGTTATCGAATTTGCCCAACGTTGCACGGCCTTTACCATTGTCGAAATGGTACGCAACCTGATCACCATCTTCGGTGGCGCTGACCATGTAACCCATGCGTTTGAAAAGCTTTTCCAGCGTCGGATAACCGCCGTCACAACTGAACGAAACGCCATCGCCTTGCGGTGTGTAATCGCGGCAATGTGCATAGCTCAGCAGGTAACGCAATTCGGCAAATTCCGGTTTCAACGCAGATGCAGAGGCGCCTGCAAATACTTCGTCGCGTTGTTCTTGGAAATCTTTCACCGAATGGTATTTCAGCATATCCGTCACATGATCCAGAATCAGGCCGATGGTATCAGCATCAGACATTTCCGTGGATTCGTTCGGAGTAAATACCGAGGATGCAAAGGCTTGGGAATCTGCGCCATTTGCTTTACGTTCTGCACGGCGTTTCTTTTCACGCGCAGCACGCAATTCATCAATGTCATCGCGCAGGTTTTTACCGTGTTTGGAACCGGCCCACACGTTGAACAGAGTTGCACCCAACAGCACGCCGAGGGGCGCAGCAGCCATACCAGCAGCCAACACACCAGCACCCAACAGGGCCATGGTTGCAACGCCGCCCAAAACGCGGTGCATTGCGTGTTTCTGCGTGGTACTCATATCGTCCGGATGTTGTTCACCGGAAACCAAATCACGCACGGCGCCCAGCCCTTTTCCGTACATGTTCGGCAGTTTCTTTTGCTGCTGTTGCACAGCGGCCACGATATCCTTTTTGTTCTTCTGAATGTTGTCAGAAGCTTCGCGAAGGTGTTCGTCTTTTACGCTGTCGAGTGCCTGCAAAGAACTCGGGTTAATCACCGCGACATTCGATTTGTTGAAATCGGAAATATCTTTGCGGGCTGCGATTCGCTGACGTTGCTTTTGAATTTCGTCTTCGTCTTTGAATCGCTTGGCGCCCGTTGGTGCAGGCGCTTTCTTTTCGATGTTGTCCGGATCTTCCTTTCCGGTCATGAGGAAACGATGGCTCGAATGCGGATAGAGTTTAATGTAACGCTCTTTTCCGCTCTTCGACAGTTTCAGAAATTCACCCTTACTCAGGCGTTTCTGCCACGTTGCCATTTCCTGCACGTGCGATTCGTCCTTGAACGCCCACGCTAGAGCAATAATCATAGAAGACTTCCTGAATTCGTTGGTTCAATTTCACAACGTCAGTTGCGATATCGACCGGAATATCACCGCCCAAATGCATGCTCAGCAAAATGTCGCGATGCTTTGCAGCGAAACGGTAATGTCCGAGTTGTTGGTAGCAGGCCATCAACATGTGATCGCACCATGTACCCGAATAATACAGATCCTCGAAAATCATATCGTAATCTGGTTTTTCGTAATCCATTGCGCTTTTCACACACGCCACGGCATGCTCATATTTCCCGTTCTGGAAATAATACGAAGCGAGGTGACAGTACGGTTCGCGGATATTGTTGCAATGTTGAATTGCGTGACGATACCACCACTCGACTGTCTCAAAATCCTGCGACATACGCGCAATGCGCATGCAGCTATCAGCACGGAACGGCGCGAATGGCTCAAGTTCCACGTGCTGCTGGAAAAGTGGACTCGCCATAGAGAAATTACCCATCGCTTGATATTCGCGAGCGAGGTACGAAAGATTCCGTGCGTCGTTGGGGTTTTCTTCGTAGGCAAGTTTCAGCAAATCAATGTAGTGCCCCGGCGTTTTTTGTTCGCCGTAATGCACGACCATGATCGGCAGGGTAGGCTTCTGTCCAGCTTCCTGCGCGATCAATATTTCGTGTACTGGATATTGCCATGCACAGGTATTGCGACGATGAATCGCCAGACGCGGATAGGACATTAAAATGTTCCCATGTTCGTCGTGCGAATAAACCAGCGTGTAGTTGGCCGTAGACATTTCTTCTGTGAATTGTGTTTCGATTACTTCCCGCCAATCGGGGGACAAACGTTCATCGAAATCGAGAGAAATGCAAACGTCGTAGTCATTTGGAATATAAGACATTGCCTCATTACGGGCATGGTCGAACCGGAAAGGTTTACCGGTGTGCATCTGGTTGACTACAGCGCCGCCCGCTTCCAGCAGGCCTATTGTGGCGTCTTTGCTCCCAGTGTCCAGAACAAAGATGCCGTCTGCATCCTTCACATTTTCCAGCCAAGTTTCAATCTGGTTTTGTTCATCTTTCGCAATTGCGTACACGGCAATTTTCATTTACTTAACTCGCTGTTGGTCGAAAGCCGAAATGCTTTCCATGATGGATTTGACAAGCCCGGTTGCGCCCTCCGCACTAGGCGGGAATTTAACGGCGTTCGGCCACTGCACACTGCGATAGTGGTTGTTCGTTTTCACGTCGGAAATGCCCCATGCATCCTGACGTTCCAGAGTCACGACCGCAAGGCCGTTTTGTTCGCCGTAAACCATCAGACTCAGGCGAGCCGGAAGGTCGGGCTTTTCGTGATGCTCCACAAGTTTTACGTCGTAGGGATATTCGCGTGTCAGCATTTGTTGCACGGTTGCTACGGTGTTCATTGGTTAAATTCCGTATTTGTTGCGAAAAGTGTTGATCGTTTGGATTGGTATTTTCAAGGAGTTTGCTTCGGCGGTCTTTTTATTTGAAGCCGATTCATCCTTCACGATCAGCAGTGTCGCCTGCTTAACCGTAGAGGCGATCTTACCACCGTTTGCAATAATCCATTTTTCCGCTTCTGCATCGCGAACGGAAGTGAACAACACGGACTGCCCAGCCATCTTGGAACCAACTACTTCCGCTTTTTTAGCCGCAATAAGTTTAATCCCATTGCGCTTGCAGAATTTGACGAATGCATTTAGGTTCCCGGCAATCTGATCAGCCAGTTTATCGAAACCTTTGATATCCCTTACGCGCCGCGCCAACTGCGAATCGTCCCAAGTTGTTTCGAGCAATTCGGGAATGCCATCGAACAGAAGTTGCAGACGTTTTTCAGCGATGCCCTCACCAAAAGCGGCAGAACCTTGGGCAACGTTCAGGAAAGTCATTTTGGATTTTGTGGACTTCAGGGCCTTGTGCAATTTCACGGCAGAAGTTTCGCCGTAAGCTGGTAGGTTCTTGATATCGGCCAAATCCATATCGAGGATTTTCTTCACGGTGTCGTAACCGGCGTCCACAAGCTTGGTGACAACACCTTGCTTCACGCCGTCAACTTCCAACACGGTGAAAAAGTACGTCAATTCTTTAATCGTGCGCAGGTTGGATTTCCCATCATGCACCGCGTAAAGAAATGCGCCTTTTACTTTGTACGGAACGTCGGGCACGGCTGGCTTTTTCGCAGCTTCCACAACTTCCATGATGTACGGGATTACGTCGCCCGAACGCACGCAACGAATGATCGCGCCTTTGTTCAGTGGACGCGGTTTATACGGCGGCTTGCCACCGTTTTTCTTCACGTCTTCTTGGCTGTAACCGTTTTTGATGTAATCGTAATTGTGCGCCGTAAAACTGGTGACGCTCACACCGCCAATAATGGTCGGTTCGATCTTGATTACCTGCGTGAGTTTTCCGAGGCGTGATTCCTCGAACACCACGTCGATTACAGGCACCACAACAGAATTTGCAATGCTGTTGATTTTGAATGCGTAGGCGTGTTCCGGATAACCTTCACCAGCTTTGTATTTGACGTTCTGCGCCATCACAACGCCGTCGATATCCCGGCCCGCTTCTTTCTTCCGCTGGTCGTGGTATTTCTCCATCGACTCTTGCGTGATTTTCTTCACCACAATGTGCGGCACCACATCGAATTTGTAGCGTTCGAGAATCGCCAACTGTTCGTTGAGTGGAATGCCTGCACCTTTGCCCAAAAGAATTTCGTAGCAGATGGTACGGAATTTCTTCGCATGCTCATGCACTACGTCCCGGTTGAGCAAGCCACCGGCAGTGTTGCGGCCAGTCTTGTCGTCAGGGAAATATTTCTTGAACGTGGTTTTATCAATCGTGAATTCCGCACGGACAATGAAACGCCCTTTGTACGGAATTGACTTCGGAATTTTGAGGTGCGGAATAATCTTCGACACGTTCTTACCGACCGTGCCTTTCTTACCGCGAGTGGTCGCCAGAATTGGCACACCATCTTGGTAAGTGATGGACAAGGAAATTCCGTCTTCCTTGTCGCTCAGAGTGAAGCTGGTAGCCTTCATAAAAGCGAGGCGGCGACTTTCCGTCAGCGTGTGGAACTTATCGAGACTTGCCATCGGAACTTCGAGAACGATATCGACGTTTTTAACACCGCCAACATCCTTTGCGCTTTTCGCACGTTTCGTAATCGACCAACGATAATCGTCCATGATATCGTAGATTTCATCCGACACTACTTCCGCATTTGCACGATATCTTTCGTCCAACTCTTTCAGGATTTCGTTCAGCTTTGGAAGTTTGTACGACTTCGCGAACGCTAGTGGATCGCGGCGCATTGCTCGCTTTTGTTCAAGCGTGAATTTCATAGACGTTTCCCAGCAGTCATTTCAAGGTCGGCGGCCTTTTCCAAAATCTTGTCGAGTTCAGGCCCTTGCATCAGACGCCCTACCGAAACAGATTTCAATTGCCGCAAGTCTTCCCCGGCATGCACTTTGTAATGACGCAACGATTTGGTGTCTTCATTGTAAAGCACAAGCGTGTCAGACATGCCGTGTTCTTCAATGCTGACGATTACCCACTCGGCGTTATCCCGCGCAATCAGCACTTGCCCTTCTTGTGCCAATACCGCAGTTTCATCATCGACTGGTTCACCGTCTTCGTCGGTTTCCTGATCTTTGTGGAAATCCATTTCTGGATCTTCCTCTTCCTCAAAGTCTTCGTCTTCCAAAGGAGTTATACCCGGTTCTTCTCCTTTATTTACAGTATTGCCTCCGCTTTCCTCGGGGAAATCTTCCTGTTCGATTGGCGGATTCAGCAGATTTTCTTCGTCTTCCGGTTCGAAATCGAAATCTTCGTCGATATCTTTGTAATCGAAAGTGGTCACAAGCGGTTTATTTCGCACCACATGTTTTGCACTTTCAGACTCGCCAGTTTTGGTCTGGCGCGGCAGCGGAACATCGCGTGGCTTGCGTGGGATTTTAATTGCCCGCGCACGCTTGGGAAGTTCTTTTGCCAGTTCTGCAAATTCGACGATGCCGGTCTGCTGTTGGGCACGCGGTTCAATGTCGGTATTGTTCGTGATTTGTTCGTACAGTTCATGCGCGATCAACACGCGTTCACCGTTCGGCATGATCACATAACCGCCATGGGATTTACGCAGGTAGCGCAGGCCCACAACGTCACCGGTTTTCAAAGTAGAACGGGAAGTCCCGTAATGCTTCGTGGTCACGGTGATGCTGTGCATTACCTTTCGCCACTGGTAATCGTCGCGGTCGTAACTGTGAACTTCGCGTGGCTTGCTAGGACTCACATAAAACTGCGATTCTTGACGATCATTTTCCAGTTGGTTTTTGCGCATGTACTGGTGGCGTGCGCCTTCCTTTTTTGGCGCTTCCGGAATCCCTTTGTACTCTTTGAATTGCTTGATGAATTTGTCGATTTGATCCTGCTTGATCGACCGGTAAATCTTTTGCGGGTATTTGGCGAGTACCACTTGATACGCGCCAGCGGTTGGCCCCCGTGTTGCTTTTCGGAAGCCAACCAAATCGTCAGTATCGACCGTGACAGGCGTATCGTCCAGCCGCAACTTAAAACTTTTACCCGCGTTGTACATCCATTCGAACTGCTTGAAATCAGCAGGTGATGCGGCAAGGGAAATAATCATGTCACAATAATCTCTTTCGTCGCGGTGACTGTTTCGTGTTGGAGTGTGTAGGAAGTTTGCAGCGTGTACGTGCCCGGAACGGTTGCGGTTACAACACCGAGAACGATTGAAACGTTGTCGTCAGAACACCACCACAACGCGCTGGCTGTGCGCTCGGAACCATCGCTAAATTCGACCAGTGCCTGATATTGCGTAGGCACCAACACACGGAACGTTTCCGGCCCGGTAATGCGGGCATGGATTGGATACGTGCGATTGTCGATAATGGTCACGGGCAAACTTGCTTCCAATTCAACACCGCTAATTGACAGCGTGGCGTAAACAGTCAGTTCTGCCGTTTCCATTACCTGCACCGCGTGAAGAATTCCCGAATTGGTAATCGACGCGATATGGTTATTGGAAAGCGTCCACTTCGCAGGCAGCACAATGTCTGTACCGTCAGCATAAACAACGTGGAACTTCAGCGACTGGTATTCACCGACGTACATTGGCGAGCGCAATTCAATCCACGCGCTGACAGGCAGCGTAGCGGACGGCACAACGTCAATGGTTTTGAAAGCCGAAAGGTTTTCATATTGCGCCATGAAATTTACGGATGTTTCCGCATCAACTTTTGGCGCTGCGTAGAACTGGTTGCCGTCGTCAAGGGCGCCAGCACTTGTTACCGTGTGAATCTTCGAGGTAACGGCCTTACGTGTACCATCGCTAAAAATCAGCGTGGTGTAATACTGAACGACCAAACCTTCACGAACTTTCGAAGGGCCTTCAATTTCCAACGATTCGGCACGCACGGTTAAACCGACGACGCTCAATTCAATTGAAGCACTGGTAATAATTCCATCGTATTCGAAGACGCCAATAATCGTGGTGGTTTCCACGCCTTCGACTGCGTTGGCACAAAATGCACCGTTACATGAAATCGTACCGGCCTCGGGATTGGTGCTGACCCACGTCGCAACAACCTCGTTATTTTTGCCGTTATCAAAAAGAACGTCAAGGCCAAAACTGGCACGCGCACGTTCCATCACAATTGACGGCCCGATCACAAAAGCTTTGACCGGATAAATTGCAGAATCGACAACCAGAATGTCCATGAAAATCTGGCGCGTTACACCGTTCTCCGTGTAGGAGGCGGTAAAGCGAACCATTGCAGAGCCGCGAATCTTTTGGAAATGCGCAAGGCCCGTCGCGTCAATTGTGGCAACGCTTGGGCGGCTGGAAACAAAGGTAGTCGGTATAACAATAGCGCTCGAACCATTGTCGTAATTCGCAGTGACAACGTAGGATTCGATTGTATTTTTCTCCACTTCGGTTTTACCCGCAATGGAAATAGAAATGAGGGCAGGAGGCGTATCAACATCCCGCACATAAATGACAACTGTTGCAGTCAGCGTGGAATCCGATCCCGCGTGATAATACCTGCACAAGACTTGCACCGGGCGCGTACCCGTTTGCACAGAACCAGCAGTAAATAAACCACTCGGTGAAATCGTGCCGTACTGTTCGGAAGCAACAGACCATTCTGCCTCGACTTCGTGTTGCGAATTGTCGTCAAAAGTGGCGACCGCACGCATTTGGAAAGTCGAACGCTCCGCTATTGGAGCACTAGGGCCAACCAAATCCAGTTGGATTGGCACCAGTTCCTCAAAGCTAGTATCGGCCATGAGAAAATATTCTCCATATTCAACGGAAAAAGCGGGGTGCCCAAAACAAATGGACAACCCGCCTTCACGTTACACGTATTTAATGGAGTAGTTGTTGGTACGTGGGCTGAACTCCGGAAGAGTTGTAGCCTCGTTACGAACAATAATCCACGGACGTACTCCGGTGCCGTCATCGTACTGCACGGTCAGAGTTTTCGGCAGGTTCGCATCGTAACCCGGCAGACCTTCTTCGTTACCGATTACATCGTTGCGGTAATTGATACCGTCGAAAGTAACGTTGAAAGAGTTCGCCAAATCGACGATGAACGTATCGCCAGCGCGAGCATCCCACATCACGTAAACGTAATCGTCCACGGTGATAACGGTTTCGATGTTTTTCGCAATGCCATCGGTAGTGATATCGAGGGTATTGGTCATCACGCTCGAAACGAAATCATCGAGGCCAGTCCAGTGGGTGTACTGTTTGCCGGACGCAGACGTTTCTTCGGTCACGCCGTAATCGCGTTCTTCCTGAGTAATTTCGCTGGCGATTGGGCCACCAGTAAATTGCACGTTGGAGAACATCGCAACGCCATAACGCAGCGGCGGAATTTCAACCACGCCAGTTTCGACGGTGATTGCTTTGGTCGCGTTCAGGTTAATGCCGTCTTCAGTGTAGGTCGTGCGAACGTTTACAGCGCCGTTTGCAACGCCAGTCACATTACCTTCAGCATCAACGGTTGCCTTCGAAGTATCCGAAGTTGTCCACTCGCCCGGAATCTTATCCACGGTCGAACCATCGCTATAAGTGACGGTGTAAACGTAGGCTTTGGTTTCCAGCGGCGCGATGGTATTCGAACCGGTGATTGCACCAGATACAGGCCAGTTTTTCGTGTCCGCAATTGCAATGGTACGCTTCGCGGTTACAGTCACGCCGTTTTGGGTGTACGAAACGTTCACTTCAACGGATTTGCTGCCCGGTGCAGTCAGTGGTTTTGCAGTCAACAAACCGTTTTGATCAATGGTCGCATAAGTACCAGAGGTCAGAGTCCACAGCGCGTTCACATCTGCTTCGGAAGCATCAGAGAAAACAACGTGTGCATTCAGGTCGATTGCCGCATCCTGATCAACAGTGTTCGGGCCGGTGATTGCGATTGTGTTCGGGTAAATAGCCGGGTCTTTGATAACCACAGCCAGCGATGCGTTGCGAGTTACGCCAGCGCTCACATAAGTGGCGGACAAGTTCGTAGAAACATCACGAATTTGTTGCGGACGCGGAGTCAACACACCACCAACAAAAGAACCTGCGTTCGAATTGCTGGAAATAAACGCGTTCGGCGTTACGGTGGCGGTCGAGCCGTCGCTGTAGGTTGCCAAAACGGTGTAGGTGCCGATTTCCGATTTCAGGAATTGCGTCGGGCCAACGATTTCGATGTGGTCAAGAAGAACCAGATCCGGATCACCGATAATGGTAATCACGAAATCAACGAAAACAGTGTCGCCACTTTCTTCGTGTTTCCAACTGGCGCGAACAGTAACCGGCGTATCAACCGCAACCAAACCAGCGTGGAAAACGCCAGTAGCCGCATTGATCGAACCGTGTTCTTCGTTGTTGGTAAGTGTCCACGTTGCCTGCACGCTGAAAAACTTCGTGCTGTCATCCATGGTCACATCGGCGCGCAATACGTGGTTAGTGTTGCCAACCACTTTTTCAGCCGGGCCAGTAACCGCAAGGGAAACCGGACGCGGGCCGATGTACGCAAATTCCGTGGTAGGCGGCAACCATTCAGCGATGAAATTTCCGTCTTCGGTTACTTCGGTGATAAACAGAAGAGTTCCGTTGCCCGGATCGGTGCCGATTACAGTCACGTAATTTTCCGAACCGTCACCGCACGAAAGCATGGTGCGCGGCACGTCGCCGTGGCTGTGCGGAAGCGGGTCACGTTCGTCGCTCATGCGCAGATCGTTATCGCCAACCATGATCGGAACCAGCGGATCAACAATCACAGAATTCTGCGAAAGTTTCACACCGCCGAAACGATCTTTCGAAGCCAGCGGCGGACGGAAATCAGGCACTGCGCCCAAAATCGGATCAGCTTCTTTTTTGAAAAACTGTTCTTCGTTGAAAATTTCTTCAACGGTGGAAAGAACCGCCCACGATCCACGATAATCCTTGTCGTCGTATTTTTCTGCATCAACACGGCGCATCAGGACTTTGTAATCTTCGTGGTTTGGATCAGCGTTGATCCACGTCACGTTGTACGGAACGGTCAAGGTATCCGGTTCGAGAAGAGAAACGAGGACAGAGAATTTCTTCCCATTGCCCTCGACAATAATCTCGACCGGGTTGAATTTCGAGAGGCCGCGATAGTTCAAAGCAATCGCGATTTTCTCGTCAACAAACTCGGTCAGTGTCATGACGATTCCTTATTTCTGAATGTCGGTAGAAGTCAGCTGGCGCCATACAGCGTTGCCATTACCGGTCGCGATCAGAGTTGCACCAACAACCGGCGTTGCACTGCCGGAAATGGTAATCACGGTGGTTTTGGTTTTCAGCTGCGTAGCCGGTTTTTCCGGGTGCGTGTGTTCGGTCGGTTTACGCGGATCGGAAAGACGCGGATCACCTTCACCAACAGCAATCGGATTTGCCGGGCTGACAGGGGCAACGCTCAATTTCGCGATGCCAAGAATATCTTTCGTCGCGCCCGGAATCGGATCGAGTTGCGCCAAAATTGCCGAATCTTCCGCGTCGTAGAATTGGTCTACGTCGTATTCAGCCATGGTGTCGATCACTTCCCACGTGTGGGTCGTGCCAGCGGCCACGTCAGGGTTTTTCGAAACACGACGGCGCGCAGTGTTGTAATACGGGCCGTGGTTTGGGTTGAAATCGAACCAGATCACATTGAGCGGCAGAATTTCGTTGTACGGCTCGGTAAGCGCGCACACGGTGGTATGCACGCGGCGAACTGTCGAGTTCTGCACACGGATCGGAATCGGATTGGTTTCGTCCAGATTCTGAATGTCCGAAATCACGCGATAAGAATCGCGGATATCTACGAGTTGTTTTTCCATTGGAATTAATTCTCTTGGAAGCTGATAGAGGAACCGAAATTGCGGATATCGGCGGTCAGGGAAGCACGGCGGGCCGGAATGCTCGGGTCGATAACGAAATCGAGGTTGATATCGTTATTCGCGATATCTGCCGGTTTGTTGTTACGGCTGTCGCAAATGGTTTCCCATTCGTACAAACCACGACCGCGTTTCACCGTTGCTGCTTCGGCGTCCACGATGTTTTTCAGCTGCTTGCGTTCGTAATCGTCGGCAGGGTTGAAAACCGATGGCAGGAAAGCACGACGAATCATTGCTTTGATGCCATTTACCAAACGACGCACGTTCACGTTCTGGAAACCAGACGCGAAATTCTGCAAAGTCAGTTGTTCCATGATCACGAAACCACGGCCCGGAATTCGACGCACGTAGTTGATTTGCGCCTGTTCCAAAGCGTTGCGTTCGCGCAGGCTGTATTTCTTGGAAAGATCCGTGACTTTTACCTGACCACGATTCAAACCAGCCGGTGCCCAGTAGTAGGCACGAACGCGGTCGGTGTACGCGTATTGCGCAGCAACCAAACCGGAAATCGGGCAAAAGAATTTCTTGCCGGAAACGTCGTCGGTAATCTGACCACGCGGGCCATACATTGCCGAGTAGCTGGAACTCAGGTTCAGGATATTGCGACGGTAGTTCACAGCACGCGAAACTTCTTCGTATTCGTGCGGCAAATCAACAATCGAAATCGCGTCACCGCGTGCAGTTGCTACGGCGTCAATGCGGCGGTGAATGATCGGGTTTTCGTAACCGCAACCAACCAGCAATTGCACTGCGAATTGATCGGTATCGTCGATGCCTTCCCATGCGTTGCTCACTTCGGCCACGGTCGCACGCGCACCATCGGCGCCGCCATCCAGACGTTCGAAAGCAGAAGTGCGGATTTCAACCGGTGGGCAAAGCGAATTGTTTTTCACTTTGATGTATTGCGAGAATGCGTTTACACGCGACTCGACAAACATCTGATTGCCTTCGCCATCCAGTTCGAATTTACGCGAACACAGATACGATTCAACCGGAATGCTGGCGCTGCCCTGATAATTCAGGAAAACTTCCAGATAGAAATGCGTTGGGTCATTGAATTCACCGACTTCGGTTCCTTCCGGGTTTGCCGGACGAACCAATACAGTCAGTGCGCCTGCCCAATCGCCGGGGCTATTCGCGCAAACGTAAAGCAAAGCGTTTTTAACGCCCGGCTCGTTTACGTTGAAACCCAACACGTCGAGCGGATTCCCCAATACGCCTTGCGGTTTGTTGGTTCCATCGTCGAAATTCACCAGTTTAATAACTGGTTCCAATGCAGCGCTATCGTCAACCGAAAGGTAGGCGCCAGCGGTGCGGGCGGTATCGGCGTTTACTGCACGTTTAATCCACATTGCGGTTTGCACCAAAACGTGTTCTGCGCAATGCATGCCGTAGCCGTATTTGGAATAGTTCTTGTCACCGAACTTTTCCTTCAAATCTTGCGTATCGGTAACGTAAATCCATTCCGACGTAGAGCCGCGAGCGGACTCGATCACAGCAGCCGCAATAGAGCTAATGACCGGCGAACCGCGTTGACTTACGTCGCGATCCTGATCATAAACCCCAGCGCTGGAGTTGGTAAAAGCCATGGGTGAATCCCCTTATATGGTTGGAATACGGGAAATTGAGAATCGCGAATAAACGCATTTCCTGTATTTAAATTACGCAAAGGGGATTTCAGGCAACAAAAAAGGGGCCATATAGGCCCCCGCTTTGTATTGCATTTGTAATGATTAATCAGCGAAGAATTCTTCATCGCTTTGTTCGCGTTGTGCATTCAATTCACGTTGCCGCGCATCCTCTTTCAGGTAGCGTTTAAACAGAATAATTGCCCACGCTTCATTGCCATCGCGCCATTCGAGGATTGCCGGTGTAAAAGGCTTTTCCATAAGGAATGCCATATGGCGCAGGATTTGCGAATGGCGTTTACGCATAAACGATTCAATGTAATCCGGAATCTTGTGCGGTTCGTGCCGAAAGATTCGCAGCTTGACGTAACTGAATACCAACGCTTCCAGATTATCGTCTTCCATGAACTCGGTTGATTCGTGGAATATTGCAACGATTTTCTGTTTGTCGGCGGCACTGAAACGCATGATCTTGTCGGGATGCGACAGCTGTTTAATCATGCGGTAGATTTCATCAATCGCGACGGTCTGCTCTTCTTCCTTTTTCTTTCTTACAGGCTCATTCGGATTGTTTGGATCATACTCAATCTCTTCCTCAAAATATTCGTTGTCATCACGACGATTTTTATTCGGATCGAA